TGCTGGCCCGCTAGGTTGCTCTCTACCCACCCCCACTGCCCCTAGCGGGTTCAGCCTTTTTTATGATATAATCAAACATTATGGCCTGTGGATATTGCTCTAACTCAATTGAAAAATATGGTAGCGAACCGATCTCCGTTCAATGGAAAGTTGTTCGTGGAAATACTGCTACTCTTACCGTTGACTTTTTAGAAGCCGACGAAGTAACTGACTGGGACACAGCTGGCTGGACCTATAAGGCCACTTCATATGATCCACAAGGTAACGTGCTAGATGATCTTCCAGTTGAGGCTACAACAGGCTCTATAACGCTTGTAGTGCCCCCATCAACCACAGACCGTTGGGGCACTACTTATGCGAGCGTTGTGGCAGAATTACAATTTGATATTCGTGTAACAATTCCAGGAGAGAGCGTAAGTGGATCTTCTTCATGTGACACAATTTGGACACCAGTTATTGGTACAATATGTGTATTAGGTAATGTAACTCCAGGAGGTAGTCTGTGACATTTCCAACAGTAGTGATAGTTAGAAATAATCGTCCAGAACTTCCGCCTGTAATTAAGGTAGATGGTAAAACATTTAAGGTGGCAAAGTAATGGCATTTCCAGGTACATATAATTTTTCGTATTATAAAGGTGATACTTTTGAATTTGTAATTAGACCAAAGAATCCTAATGGTGCTAATTTTGATCTTGCTGGCTATACCGCCGAATTTTTTATTGCAAGTGCACGTGGAGATAATCCATCATTTAGCGTAGAAGCACAAGCTGTTGTAAACTCTACAAGTGATATTGTTACTTGCACAATTTTGCCAGGTGTTGGAAGTACACTTAATGCAGGAACATATGTTTATGACGTTCAAATTACATCTGGACCTTCTGTTGTTTACACACTGCTAACTGGCAATATTACAGTAACAGAACAAGTCACAGGTGCTGCATAATGGCAATTGATGTACGTAATATTCTTCTTGCCAATGATGATCTAACTGTTTTAGGTCCACCAGCAACTTTAGATGTTTTAGTTGATATTGGTCCACAAGGAATTCGTGGTAGTCAATTTTTTGTAGGATCTGGAAATCCTAATACTGTTTCAATTGGACAGACCCCACAACTTAATGATATTTATTTAAATGTTTCTCCTGGAGCCGAAGTTGGATATATTTATCAATACCAGGCCCAGCCAGGCGGAAATACATGGGTCAGAGTTCTTGATATTTTTCCAACCATGTATTCTATTAATTATGAAGTTCCATTTACTTCTGGAAGCGGTAGCGCAACAATTCCTGTTGAAGATATTGTAGAAGTATCAGGAACCCCACTAACAGCTGAAAATTTCAGTGTTCAGTACAGCATTGCACATCCCAATCCAATAGCATCCTCTATGGCAATACCAGCCCTACTAGGATCTGGAGATAATCTAGTTATCAACTTTGAAGCCATTGAATATTCGGGCGGTAGTTGGTCAGCTCTTGATGAAGAAGTAACAGTGCATATTTTAATTACCATAGTAGAGACACCAAGTGTTTCATAACAATTATGGTATAATTTTGGAGAGGTGAACCCATGGCAACAGAATCAATTGGTACGTTAATACCAACAGCAATTCCAGGATATGCAGACGCTGCAGATATCCAAGCAGCTCTTAGAGCATATCATTATGGATCTTATTCTTATGATCCTGCTAATACATCACCTGCATCTTTAGTTACCCCTTCAATTGCAAAAACAATTTATGATATTGAGCAAGATATTATTGCTCTTGAAGCAAAGCCATCATCAGGTGGAGAAGTAAACCCTACTCAGCCAGTACCAGGAGATTTCACACCTCCAGCAATTCCAGATGGTTTTATTTGGGTAGATTCAGACGGTACTATTGGTGGAGCACCAACATCTGCAACTTCTATTTTTACAAACTCTGCTCCAACATCAGGACTTACAACAGGTTTAGTTTGGGTAGATAAAGATCCAACATCAATTACAGCAAATCCTTTTATCCCACAAACAGTAATTGCAGCAAAGGGAGATATTGTAGTTGGAACTGCAAATGATACTGCAGGAGTTTTATCTGCAGCATCAACTAACGGATATATGCTTTATACCAACTCATCAACCACGTCTGGTTTGGAGTGGGCTGCAGCACCAGCAGGATACTTAGCTCCAACACTTGGCTCAACAACAATAACATCTGGAGCAACAGTAACAACAATTTCTGGACTTACATTAGATGGTCCAGCCATTAATCTTTTAACAAATGCACAAACTGGAACAACATATACGGTTGCATTATCAGATAATGGAAAAATGGTAGAAGTTTCTAATGCATCTGCAATTACTTTGACAGTACCATTAAATTCTACCGCTGCATTCCCAGTAGGAGCACAAGTTAATATTCTTCAAACAGGAGCAGGACAGATAACTGTTGCTGGAACTTCTGGTGTAACAATAAATGCAACCCCAGGTCTCAAACTACGTGCCCAATGGTCTTCAGCAACTCTTATTAAGCGAGCAACCGATACTTGGGTTCTAGTCGGAGATTTGAGTGCATAATGCCAATTGTTGGAAATACTTCATCTCAAAGAAAATCTGTTCCAAATCCACCAACAATAGGATCAGCAACTGCTGGACCAGCACAAGCCTCTGTTTCTTTTACACCTTCTACATTTAATGGAAAACTTCCAATATCTTTTTATACTGCAGTTAGTAATCCAGGATCAATAAGTGCAACATCAACATCAACACCAGTTGTTGTTAGTGATCTTACTGGAGGAACTGCATATACGTTTACTGTTTTAGCAACTAACCCAGTTGGACAATCATCCGCTAGTAGCTCATCTAATAGCGTAACACCAACAATACCTAGCTTTTTTGCTCTTGGAAATGTAGATCAAAATCTTGAAGCTTGGGGAGCATATGTTGACTCATCTGGCAATACGTATGCAGTAGTTGGTGGTGCAGACTCAAGTAATACAACATATAATGGAGCATTTTTAGTAAAATTTTCTCAAGCAGGAAATATATTATGGCAAAAAAGACTTTATACAGTAAATCAAACTTTTAGAGCAAATGGTGTAGTTTTTGATAGTCTCTTAGGTTCTCCAACAGTTTTATATTCATCTCAAGGAACACCATTTGGCGGAATAATTGCAAATTACACTAATAATGGAGATTTACAATGGGCACGAACTTTAACTCGTTCAGGAGGTTTTTATGTTGGTGGAAACCCATATGGACAACCACTATCATCAGGACACAATAATAACGCTTTTTGTGGATTTTATGACAACTCAAGTAGTTCAGTTTATGCAGGATATTTAGTAAAATATAATAATAATCCATCAAGAGAATGGATTAAAGCATTTAGGCTTGGAACAGTGTCTGCTCCATATAATACAACCATTCTTCGTGGCACAGCATACGATAATGTATCTGGTAATGGAGATATTTTTGCTGTTGGTAGAACAAATAGTGCTACAAATAATTATGGATATAGATCTTTAACAATGAAAGTTGATCAAAGCGGGAATCAACTTTGGGCAAAAACTTTGTCAGATTCAAACAGTTCTGGAAATCAACAAACAGAACTTTATTCTTGTGCTTTAGACTCTTCAAATAATGTTTATGTATGTGGAGAATATAGATTGCCTAGCTCTGGTTCACAAGGACATTTTATTGCAAAATATAATTCATCTGGAACACTACAGTGGCAAAGATTTGTTACAAGCAGTAAATCAATTAACTATATATGGGGAGCAACTTGTGACTCATCTGGAAACCAATATTATTTAATGAATGAAGGTAGTCCAAACTCACTAGTAATACTTAAAGTTAATTCATCTGGAACACTACAGTGGCAAAGAAATATTTATAGTGGACAGGCAACACCATATCAGTCATTACCAGCATCTATAAATATTAACTCTAATGGAAGAATTGCACTAACATCATATTTTTATAATAATAATGATCAATCTGGACCATTTATTGCTAACTTAAATTCAGATGGGTCTGGCACTGGAACATATAACACATCAAACTTTACAGTTAATTATGTTTCTGCCTCTACAATATCACTGTCTACTGGAAATTTAACTGATGCATCTGAAAATAATGTTGGTCCATTTAATCCTGCAAGTACAGATGCTGATAGTACATCAACAAATACAAATGGAACATTAACAAGACAGGTGGTTAGCTTCTAATGTATTTAAATATAAATACTGGAGAATACCCTAGATTTGATGGGGATTTAGAAAATATTGGTTGGATACCAGGAACACCTTTACCAGAAGGATGGGTATCAGTAACTATTGAAGAATTTCCAAATCTTGAAATAAATCAAGATGCTATTTTGAAACAACCAGAAGAAATAGATGGGGTATGGATAGCAAAATGGGAAATATTCAATATGACAGAAGAAGCAATAAAACAACGAGATTCTTTTGTTCCAGATGCCTCATATTTAAAGGTAGACAAACTTTAAATCTGCTATAATAAACCAGAGGAGTAAATATGCCAACTTTTAACACTACCGACCCAAAACCAGGGTATGTATATGATCAAGATACTGATACATGGTATCCACTAGTAGGTATTGCTCCTGCTTCTAGTATTACTCAATGGGTAAAAACAGCAGTAGGTGGAGAAACTTCAGTATCTGGTACTGGTGATGATGCAACAACTCTTTCTTATACCCCTGGAACTGAACAGGTATATTTAAATGGAGTTCTTCTTGTAAGAAATTCTGACTATACCGCAACAAACGGTACATCAATAACAGGTCTTTCTCCAGCACTTACCGCATCTGACGTAGTAGAGGTAATTACTTATAACCCATCTAATATTCAAATTACAGATGCTGTTCTTAAAACAGATATTACAGCAAAAGGTGATTTAATTGTAGGAAATGCTGTAGATAATTATGCAATTTTAAATGCTGCAACAACAAATGGATATATTCTTTCTGTAAATTCTGCAACAGGAACAGGTCTTGAATGGATTGCAAATGATCAGGGAGATATCACTGCAGTAACATCTGGTGCAGGCATTGAAATTACAAACGGCACTGGACCAATTCCAACAATTGCTATTGCAACTGCTCCAGTATTATCACAACCAGTATTGGTTTCTCCAGAAGAGCGTATAAATGTAGTTGCATCTGCTGCAACTGGCACGGTAGCATTAGATGCATTAACAGCAGGAACAATGTACTATACATCAAATGCAACTGGAAACTGGACACTTAATGTTCGTGGTAGTGCAACAACATCTCTAAATTCAATTTTAACAACAAATGATTCAATCACTGTTGTGTTTTTAGTTACAAATGGATCAACAGCATATTACCCAACTGCTTTTCAGGTTGACGGATCTTCTGTAACTCCAAAGTGGCAAGGTGGAACAGCCCCATCTGCGGGTAATGCATCAAGCATTGACGCATATGTTTATAATATAATTAAAACAGCATCTGCTACATATACAGTTCTAGCATCTCAAACTAAGTTTGCGTAGGTAATGCCATGAGTCCAATAATAGAACTCATAGGTGGTGCAAAAGCTTATGGATGGGGAAGTGTTGCTGAACTTCCACCATCGTTTGAATCTATTGCTACTATATCTCCAGCATCAGGTTCAAGTTCTATTACATTTAGTAATATTCCACAGACTTACCAACATCTACAAGTACGTTTTAGTTATGCAAGGCTAAATAGTTCAAGTGGTTCTGCTGGTTTGACATTCAATTCAGATACTGGAAGTAATTATATTTATCATTATTTAGGAGGTAATGGTTCTAACTTAGATCCTAATGGCAATGCTTCATATACCGCAATACTTGTTATGCCTGTTAGCGGTGGAAGTACATCTCCAGCATCATATGGTAGTGCTATTGTAGATATTTATGATTATAACTCAAGTTCAAAAAAGAAAACATTAAGAAGTTTTAGTGGCGTAGACCGTAATGGCACAGGATGGGTTTACTTAGGTAGTGGTTTATGGCAAAATACAAATGCTATTACAAGTATTAGAATTGATTTTCAAGGAGATACATGTGCCGCAAATTGTGTTTTTAGTTTATATGGAATTAAAGGGGCTATATAGTGACACTTACATATGAATCAATTGCTACACAAAATATAACAGGAAATAGCAGTGTCACCTTTTCTTCAATTCCATCCACATATACTGATTTAAAAATTATTTTTATTTCTAAAGGAAATCCTTCATTCTATCCTACTCTTTTTATGACATTTAATGGTGATACAGCAACTAACTATAGTCAAACAGTCATATATGGTAATGGTAGTAGTGCAGCCTCTAATCGTTCAACAGACCAACAAAGAATAAATATTACTGCTCATATATCCATACAAGAGCAGCCTGTATTTTTTGATATTAATATTTTTAGATATGCAGATTCTATTAACAAGACTGTCTTATTTAATAATGCACAAGACAAAAACGGTACGGGAGCAGTAACACTAGGGGCTGGACTTTGGAGAAATACATCAATAATTAGTTCTATAAATTTTACAACAAATACTTGGTTTTATGATGGAACTGCTACTCTTTATGGAATAAAATCGGAGTAATAATGGCGCTTACATATTCTTTAATATCATCTAATACACTTACTACATCTGCTGTATCAGTTACATTTTCAGATATACCACAAAGATATAATGATTTACTAATAAAAATGTCTGCAAGAAGTAGTGGAACTAATACTTTAAATATTAGGATATCTTTTAATTCCACTGAGTCTGGATATTCATCAACATCTTTATATGGTACAGGATCTGGTTCTGGAACTCAAACTCTTACTGGCGGTACATTTTTTAATCCATACGGAGTACAGCCAAATAGTTATCCTGTAAATTCTTTTGCAAGTGCAGAACTTTATATTCCATCTTATACTGTATCACAGAATAAACCAATTGGATTATTTGCTGTTACAGATAATAATAATATTGTTTCTTATATGATGGCTTTTTCTGGACTTTGGTCTAATACTAGTGCAATTAATAATATTACAATTTCCGATCCAAATTCATTTTCATCAAACTCGTCATTTTACCTTTATGGAATTAAGAACAGTTAGAAGATACAATGTATAATATTAGAATAGCGAAAGGAGATAAATAATGTCAGAAACATTAACTAAAGTAATTGTTAATTGTGAGACTGGAGAGCAGCAGGTTCTTCCGCTTACCGCCGAAGAAATCGCACAGCTAGAAGCAGATCGTGCAGCAGCACAGGCTGAGGCTGATGCTCGTGCCCTAGAAGAAATTGCTAAGGCAGAGGCAAAAGCAAGCGGTATAGCAAAATTACTTGCTCTTGGTCTTACAGAAGAAGAAGCAAACGCTTTAATCAAGTAATCTGCTATAATAACAGTAATAAAAGGAGATAATAGTGTCAAAAGCAAGAACTAATGCGGACAATGTAGCTGGTGATATTTCTGCTGTTACCGCTGGATCTGGACTTTCAGGCGGAGGAAGCAGTGGCTCTGTTAGCCTTTCTGTAGACACGGCGGTAGTTGCAACAACAAGCAATACCCTAACAATGTCTGCAAAAACACTCACATCTCCAACAATCAATACAGCAAGCATTCAATCACCAGTTCTTATTGCTGGAGAAGAAAGAATGGTATTTACAGGAACTGCTGCAACAGGAACAATAAATATAGATACTTTAACTGCTAACACACACTTTTTTAATTCAAATGCTACAGGAAATCAGGTTATTAATTTAAGAGGTAGCGCAACAACATCTCTTAATGATATTGTTGCAACAAATGACTCTTTAACGGCTGTAATATTAATTCAAAATGGATCAACTGCTTATTATCCTACCGCAATACAGATTGACGGTGTAGGCGTAGTTCCAAAGTGGCAAGGTGGAACAGCGCCAACTGCAGGTAACGCAAGCAGCATTGATGCATATGTATTTACAGTAATGAAATCAGGATCTGCGACATACACAGTATTGGCAAGTCAGACTAAGTTTGCATAAGGGGTAAAAATGCCATATATTGGTTTAAGTGGTGTAGCACCAGCAAAAGCATTTGGATGGGGATCTCCTTCAACTAAAATATATATAGCAACAAATACAGGAAGTTCCTGGGTCCAATTTGAATATTCTAATATGGAAATGGACTCGTCTGGAAATATATATCTTGCTGGAGATTGGTATGCCACACTATCCTCTCAAGCAACCATAGGAGCATATACACATAAGTTTTCATCACAGGGCGTTAGAGAATTTGAAAAAACACTAAGCACTGTTGGTAAATTTAATAGATCAAAGGGTACTGGACTAGATTCATCTGGAAATATTTATGGATTTGGTGCTGAATCAACAGATAAAACATTTTTTATATATAAATATAACAACTCTGGCGTTCTTCAATGGCAAAAAATTTCTAGCGCAAATGCAAACTCATTAAGTGCATATGGAATGACAACAGATTCTAGCGGAAACTCTTATATTGCAGTTTTAGACAATGTAGGCGGATCACCACAAACTTGGTACGGGCTTTTAATTAAAATTGACTCTACTGGAGCACTTGTATGGCAAAAAAGAGTTGGAACATCTGGAGTAATTAATTATTTTTTAGCTCCACACATTGATTCATCTGGAAATATATATGCAGTAGGTTATAATATTGCTGGAAATATTGGAGTTTTTAAATTTGATTCTTCTGGTAATTTAACATGGACAAGAAGAATGGTTGGAGGAGAAGGAAGAGCAGTAACTTCCGATTCATCTGGAAATATTTATGTAGCATCAGAAGGATCCTCCTCACAAATTATGAAAATTAATTCATCTGGAACACTTCAATGGCAAAGAAAACTTGCAACAACAGGTAATACACCACAAGCCAGAGCAATTTATTATGATAATGATACGTCATCTTTGTATGTTGCGGGTTCTTCAGCAACATCAAATAATGGAGATTGTTTTATAGCAAAGTACGATAGCTCTGGAACATTACAATGGCAAAGGAAAATTGTTCACAGTAGTAATAATGGAGATATTTTTGGATTAAGGGTATATCAAGGAAAAATAATTGCAGCAGGTCAATTTGGTAGTGGAACATTTTCAACAGTTCTTTCTCTTCCTTCAGATGGAGACTTCAATGGAACTTATGTAACACCAAGTAATGGAACTTGGACAATAAGTAATGGCGGAATGACTGAATCAGCAGGTACTGGAACATTTTCAACTCAAACAGTTTCTATAGGAAACTCTTCATTCTCTCTTTCTAACTCAAGCCTAACACAAGATGCGTTTAGTACAACAGCAAGAATAAGTAGGTTCTAATGTCAACATATTTTAATCCAGAAACTAATGAATACCCAGTGCATATTGGAGATTTAAAAATACTATACCCAGATTTTGATTTTTCAAACGGTATACCAGATCCATGGGTTTCTGTACTTACCGACAATATGCCAGAATTAAATCAGTATGAGGTAGCAGAGCCGTTAGATCTACCCGTTTTAAAAGACGGTACTTGGCAAGTAGAGTGGACGCTAAGAGAAATGACTGATTTAGAAAAAGACAAGGTAGATAATCCACTAAAATACTCTTTTGCACAAAGAGTTATGGATGCAGATAATATTAATCAGGAAGAACAGCAATAGTCTGCTATAATATCAGGATAGAGGAGACCAAATGGCAATTACAATAGACTCAAGCGGTAAACCTGGATATATGTTCCAGGCGGGGGCTACCTCCACTGATGGTGTTTGGTACTTATTAGCTGCTAAAGCTGATACCGCTGCAGGATACGAATGGGGCGGTGCACATACATTTCTTAATACCTTAACAACAGATGCAACAGTAATTCTTCGTGATGGCTTTAATAACTTTTTAAATCCTGCTGCAAGAGATGCTGCTATTACTTCTCCTGTTCAAGGTACTCTCGCATTTGTAAGACAAGATTCTGGTGGAAATACAATTAATCAGATTCAATATTATAATGGATCTGCATGGGTAGCAAATGATGGAGATATTTCTGGAGTTACCGCTGGAACTGGTCTAACTGGAGGCGGTACAGCAGGAACAATCACCCTAAATGTTGATACAACAGTAGTAGCAACCACAAGCAATACTCTTACATTAACAAATAAAACAATTTCAGGTTCAAGCAATACTATTTCTAATATTGCAAATTCAAGTCTTACAAACTCATCTATTACCATTAATGGTGCATCTGTTTCTCTGGGAGGCTCAGTTACTATTTCTGGAGAATCATTTAGCCCATTTATGCTAATGGGCGCATAGTGTGGTAGAATAGGAACAAGGAGAAAAAATGCCAACAGTATATAAAATATTAGGTCAGAGTGCTCCAGGTGCTACTACCTCAACAGATCTTTACACAGTACCATCTTCTACACAGGCTGTAGTTTCATCAATTGTAGTTGCTAATCGTGATTCATCATCTGCTACATACCGAATTTCTTGTGCGCCAGATGGAGCAGCACTTGCAAATGCTCAATATATTGCATATGATGTAACAATCGGAGCTAATGATTCTACAGTGCTAACTCTTGGAATGACACTTGGTGATACTGATAAGATCCGTGTATATGCATCAACAGCAAATTTGACATTTACTGCATTCGGTTCTGAAATTTCGTAAGGGGTAGCTTAAGATGGCTACATCTACCTTAAAATCGTCTACAGTTAAAAACAATGGCATTAAATATGTTAATGCTCTTGTAAATAATCCTCCAACAGTAATTCCTTTTATTACACAGATAGGTCAGTCTGGAGTAGATAGACGAGATAGCATTAATGGTATTGCATATGACTCTTCTGGAAATTTATATGCAGTTGGAAATTATATTTTAGGTAGCGGATATCCCGATGCAATTTTATCAAAATTTGGACCAGGTGGAACATTATTAACCTCTAAATACCTTGACACATCTGGAAATTATTCGGATTATTTTAATGACTGTATAGTAGATGGGGCAGGGAATATTTATGCTTCTGGGACTAGAGATCCAAGTGCTGGTGGAGCCAATGATGCAACTATAACAAAATATAATTCATCTTTAGCATATCAGTGGCAAATATATCTTAATGGTGGACAGGGCGATACATCAAGAGGTATGACTTTTGACAATGCTGCAAATCCTGTAATGTGTGGTTATTCAAATGATGGATCTCAATATGCAAGAGCATTTTTAGTAAGTTTTAACCAAGATGGAGCAACAAACTGGAGTGTTTTATATGGACAAAATGGATCATATTTAACTTTTCAAGATTCTATGTATGCTATGTCGTCTATTTTTTCTGTAGGAACTTTTAGTAGTGGAAGTACTACATATCAATTTGTTGGAAAACATAATTCAGCTACTGGAGCTAAACAAAAGCTTTGGTGGTATTATGTTGCAACTGGAAGAGCGCAGGAGCTAGTTGCAACAGTACAAGCTCCAGGAAATTACTCTACACAGGTTGCAGTAGCAGGATCCTATAATAGCGCCACTGGACAAAATCAATCACATGTAATGAAAATTGGATATAATGATGGAGCAGTTAGTTGGTCTAAAACATTATATGAATCAACTTCTATAAATTCATCTTTTACAGATATTGCTGCAGATTCTAGTGGTAATATTTATGCATATGGAAAGACTGGGTCACCTACTAAACTATTAATTGCAAAGTATAATTCTTCTGGAACATTACAATGGCAAAGAACTATTTCTGTTAGTGGTGGAAATATTAATTCTAATAAAATGACACTACATCCAATCAATGGACTTTATTTAACAGCAGAACTAACTGTAACGGGACAATCATATCCAGACTATGTAGTATTTAATATACCAGTTGATGGATCAAAGACTGGAACATATACTTTAAATGGTGTTACATATACCTATGCAGTATCATCACTGACTGATACATCAATATCTGTAAATGTTAGTGATATTACTAGCTCATATTCACCAAGTACTTTTGGATCAAATAATCCTAGCACAGCTACAACAGATGCTACTGTAAATTTAACTCAGTATATTACTCAGATGGTATAATGGAGAAACTATGTCATTAAAAAGATTAACAGATTCTTCAATTTCAACAGGAAATAAGTTTGGTTCTGCAAATATGGATTATCCATATTCTCTTGCTTTCATATCTGGATATGATGATTATAGTGGAACAAATCCGCTAACCGTTACACTTCAAAATGGAGACATTGTCATTGCTAATGCGGCAGGAAGTTATCAGTGGGGAACAGTATCAAGAATAAATGTAAATACTGGAACAACTCTTTGGTCAAAAATATTTAGTACTAGAACACCTGCTGGATTCGCATCAATTGCAAAAGATTCAAGTGATTTTGTATATCTTTTAGCTGGTGATGGCAGTATTTATAAAATAAATTCTTCAAATGGAACAATTAGTTGGCAGTCTAAAGAATCAAGAGTAGGTAGTTTTATAGCAGTCAATGGGTCTTACTTATATTTAGTTGGTCAGGCTAATGATCTAGGAAATACAAACTATGATATGACTTTAATTGTTTTAAATACAAGTAATGGATCCCAGGTTTCTACTAGATATTTAAGACACCCCTCTGGTAATTTAACTTTATATGGTGGTAGATTTGCTGCAACAAGTTCATATGTTTTTACACATGCTTCTACTGCATCTGCTGTAAGTGGCTATGGAGGAAGTGCTAATCAGTTTATGAGAACAAATTCTACAGGAGGATCAGCAACTGGATATTTGGTAGGAAGTACAACACTTACTTCACAAGGAAATGCAATAGCTTCAGATTCTAGTAATAATATTTATCTTGGAGCATATGGATCATATAAATTTATGGTTACTAAGATTCCAGATAGCATGAGTTCAATAACATTTTCTAAACAGTATACAGTTAATAGTAATACATCATTAGAAACAAGGTCTATATTTCATTCAAATGGCTTTGTTTATGTTACTGGACGACATGATAGAGGTGGATATGAACATCACTTTGTTGCACAAATTAATGCAACAACTGGAGCATTAGTTAAAGCTATTTATTTAGATGGATATTATACTCAAAACTTTTATAATGCTTCAATAGATAGTACAAACATATATTTTGGTGCTGAATTTTGGGATGGATCTGGATCAGGAATTTTAGATCAGTTTGGATTTTTAGTGATTAATCAAGATTTATCAAAAAATATTGGTAATAGTCTTACATTTTTAGGAGTAACAAGAACATGGGTAGATGCTACAGCAGACTTTACTACATCAGATACTGGATTTTCAATTAATACACCAGGATATACCAATAATACATTTTCATCAACTACAACAACTCCAACAAACTCTTTTATAAATAATGGTAGTAGATACACAAGGGTGGTAATGTAATGTATATTGTATTAAAGCCATTTTTTTGGAATAGAACATATAAATGTGGTCAAACACTTAGTTTAGAAATATTTGATAATGAAGTTATAACAGACTACCTTATATTAAATGAATATATTATTGATTTTACTTCAGAAAATATTGTAATTGACTATATACTTCCAACATCAGAAAATACTTTTGATGTTATGGAATGGTTTATTAACCGATAAATATATAAAAAATAACCCCCAAGGCATAAAGCCAAGGGGGTATTTTTATGCCCTAAATTATTCAGGGAATTTATTTATCCATTTATAATGAGCACCTTTATTATAAGATGACCAGGCTCTCCAATCAATACCGCCTTTTGTCATGCGGTATACAATTTGAGCATTTTTAACTGGGTTAAATAAGTAGGCATTAAAGTCAAGATCATATTTATCTCTACGATCTGGACCTAATGTGCCTAGCATGTTAATCTGAAAGATTCCAAATGAGGAGTCTCCAGTATTGGTGTTTCCATTAAAAGCAAATGGACGACCATTGGATTCGGCCTTAGCTACTGCCCAAGCAGTTTTTAAAGCCTTTCCTTTGAACCCTACTGCCTTAAGTAATTCAACCAACTGGCTGTCAGTTAAACTTGTCGCATTTTCATACTTAGTAAGTATTGTTTCATTTTTATCCTTAGAAAGCAGAAAAGCCACCTTTGGGGTGGCAAGAGAGACCGCAGTCTGTTTAGATAAATTATTACTGGTTGCATGAGACGGTATAGCAC